GTGACCGTGCCCCCCGCCGTCCAGAGGATGATCGCCTGCCTTGCTTGGTTGGCCGCGCCCGTCGTGTCCGTCAGCGTCACGTCAGCATCGCTGCTGAGCGTGGTCGTGCCCGCCACAGCCGAGTCCAGAAGGCTCGTGATGGCATTGTTGACCGTGTCGCCCCAAGTGCCAGTCAGGTCGCCCGTGACCGGCAGCGCAAGCCCAAGATTCGTCGTGTATGTCGTCATGGCAGTCGAATGAGGGCAGAGGTTGCAGTGGGCGGCGGCATCGTCACCACGAACGGCACAGCCGGAGTCGCCACCTTGTCAGAACCGAAGTCCAGCACCGCGATGCTCGGGTTGGTGGTCCCGTTGGCGAGGTAGATAAGCCCGCCGCGTGCAACGAACGACGCGCCCGTCCATGTGGCGTTGCTGAAGCCGAAGAACGCCGTCGTGCCCGTGGAGGTCGGCGCAGTCGTGACCGTGATGATGGCCCCGCCAGCCGTGTAGCCCGTGCCCGAGATCTCGCCCACGGCTGTGTAGGCTGTGGTGCTCGGCCCGATGTCAGCCGTCGCGCCATAGAGCGCGAGCTTGTAGGTGCCGGCGTTGAAGTTGAACGACGCTGTGAGCAGGCCGACCTTGAACGATGTGGTGAGTCCTTGGGAGATCGGCATGTCACCTCACCGGGGTCTTCTGGAAGCCTGAGCGGTACTGATCCTGCTTCTCCGCACCGTCACCCAACCGCTTGGCGAGCAGCAGCGCTTCCTTATACTTGTCATCGTACAGCTTGATGAGGTCCGCTTCACCCTTGAGGAAGGTGTAGCACTCGACCAGCGCACCGTACAACAGCACGGAGTCCACGTTGTCGCCCAGCCATGTCCGACCCGTTGCAGCCGTCGTGATCGACTCGGGGTAGTGGTAATACTCCAGCGCTAGGCTGTAGGCCAGATCGGGCGTCGGTCCGAGGATAAACCGAAGCTCCTTCGCATCTGCCTGATCGACCCCGTAGATGCCGTACACCTTGGGCAACCCGACAGCAGCCACCGTCGGGTACGCTTCGCGGATGAAGCTGGGGTCTTTGTTCAGCAGGTAGGTGTAGACGCCAGAGGCGGGCACCACGGCGAGGGAGTGGGCAGATAGAAAGTCCGACGGGCAGGTGACGTACGGCGACGAGATCGTGGCCGTCAACGTCGCAGCCTTCCGAGTTGCGGCGAACCCAATCGTCAGGTAGATGCGCTGCTCAGCCTGCTTGATGCAGGTGTTCACATCCACCGTGTCGAACGTGTTCTCCAAGAACCCCTGTAGGGCCGCGACAAGCTCGGTGTAGGTCATGTCTTACGCCATCGGTCCACGCGCCGTGGTGCCCTTGGTAGCCGCGCCGTTGCCGCGCGTCTTGACGCCCGAAGTCTTCGGCTCCGGGCACGCTTTGTTGGAGTACGGCCCCACCGTCACCCGCAGGTTCTGGAGGGTCGGCTCAGGCTTCTGTGCAGGCGTTTTCATTTCCCCACCTTGCCTTGGTTCTTGACGCGGGCCATGTTGCGGCCCATCTGCTGAGCCATCGCGGACGTGACACCGCCCTTGGCCATCTTGTGCATCCGCTGTTCGTGCTTCTTGACTTCAGCCGATGCGACCTTCTTCATCTTGTTCATGTAGCCCTCCGAGGCTAAGATACCGTGACTGTACCGAGTTCTGCGCGGCTCACCAAGTAGTTTGGCGTCAAGCCGTCATCGTCGTTGCGGGCACCGCCCACCGGAGCCCACCCCCACTGTGTGATGCGACTGCCGTCGCCGGGGTTGCCCAGCACGTTGAGCCCCGAGGCGACGTAGCTGCGATCCGGCCGAGGGTTGCGCACCGCCTGCGGGTCGCTGACCGGGAACGTACCAAGCAGCAGTTGAGGGTGACTGGCCTCCCAGCACTCGCGGCAGACCATGATGTTCACTTGCGTGAACTTGATCGTCAGCTGCTTAAGCTGACGTAGCTTGAAGCGAAACCCGCAGCGGTCGCACTCCGCGATAGAGTGCTTGCCTGACGCGAACGGCTGGGGCATAGCTCATCTCCCCATCGGGGAGAAGCGCGGCAGGAACCTCACCGACGCCTTCTCCCGGTCCTCGTCCGAAGCCAGCTGCCAAGCCTCGTCGTACTGCATCTTGAGCATCTGGACGCGGTCCATGCTCTCAGGCCGCTTGATCGCAAGGTAGTACGCCAACCCCGCCACCATGCAGGGCATGAAGCGGAAGGGCACGTCCATCGTGTTGGTGCCGCTGCCAGCGTCTTGGATGCGGCGCAGCCGCCAGTAGACCAGCGTGTAAGTCTGCGACGTGTCGGGCACCGGCCACAGCGTGACCGTAGGGGCATCCACTCCGCGACGAACGAAGTATTGCAGCGGGCGGGCTTGCTGGAGCTTGTTGGGCAGCGTAGAGTAGGTCGAGACGCTGATACGCGATATAGCGATATCCGTCTGGTTGGACACCGACCCCGAGTTCGTGCGGATCACCGCCTCCATGATGTCCACGGTATCTGCCGGCAGCGTGTAGGTCGCCGTACCGGGAGTGAGCACTTGTGACAGCTGCTCAAACGTGAACATGTTGAGCCCGCGATTGGCCCAGTCTGCAAACAGCAGATTCAGGCTGCGACGCGCAGAGCGCATGTCATAGCCCGTGCGGATCTCGTAGCCGGCACGCTCCCCCGCCTCTTCGATGAGATCGACGAGGTCTAGGTCGAACAGAGTGGTGCCGGATGTGGTCATTGCTGCCTCTTCGCGGTCTTGGCCGACTGCACGAACGCTGCAGCCGTAGGAGCGCCGGAGCTACCCGGCTTGCGCATCTTCTCCCCGCTGCCTGCAGCGATCCGCTTACGCTTGGCGTGGATGTTCGCGTACAGCCCCACCTCACCACCCTCCGCGTACTGCATGAAGTCCGTGTCGTCGCGGCGCGGCTTGCGCTTAGGCTTGGGCATCTTCGAGGGATTGATGGCCCCCATGCCGCGACTCGACATCATTACAGCACTCGCCCTCGGGTCTTGCCTTTCTTGGCAATACCATCAGCACTGCGCGTGTATCCGCCTTTGGCGTACTTCGGCATCGGGGGGCCACCGGGCATACCCGGCGCACCGGACGGGGGCGTCACATCATCTGCGGGCGGGAGTTCCCGCTTGCGTTTGGGGGCAGGCGGAGCCTTCTTTTCCATTCCGTTTTTCATAGTCACCTCAACAGGCTTTGCCACCGCCAGCCATCTTGATCTGCTTGGCCTTGGTCTTGCCTTTTTTCGCAACGCCGTCGGCCGAACGAGTAAACCCGCCGGAGGCGTACTTAGCCCCTTTGGCTTCAGCCATCTCGTGCTTGATCATCGACTTCGGAGCGCCCTTCTTCTTCATGAAGGCCACTTCCTTCTTCATCATCGCGGGGGACTCTTTCATCTCAGACTCCTTAGCGGCACCGCCGCCAGCTTTGTGTGTTTCAAACTTGCGCCCGACAGACTGCGGGATACCGACTTTCTTGGCGAACTCAGGGCTATGCGCCACACCCTGCATCAGCCTACGCTGCTTTTCACTGGCGTACGGCATCAGTCACGCCCGGTGAGCTTGCGCACAGTGTCTGTCTCCCAGATGCGCAGGCCGGTCCATACAATCGTGAAGAGTGCCGCAATGGAAGGAAGAATGTCCACGAGTGCTCCAATCACTGTTGCGACTGACAGCACATCGAGAATCTGCTTACCTACTTCGTGATCGCTCGCCGTGTTCATGTCAGCTCACCGAAACAACTTTATGCCGTCCAACAAGCTCACCAGCCGCCCTCATAGCACGTACTTTAGCTTGTGCAGCGGCTTGCATAGTGGCATTTCGTGCTTTATCCACAATGCAGGGGTGGAGCAAACCATGTTCACGAGCCGTCAGAATGCGCAGATTTGTCCAATGGTTGTTTTGGTAATCGCCGTCTATGTGATCCACATGACAACCTTCAAACAATTCCCCAACAAAGGCTTGGGCAACCAGACGATGGACAAGGAACGCCTTACAACGGATATCTCTAGGCGATCCGTCTCGCAAACGTACTTCGATGTAGGGAAGTTGCCTACCGTCGGCGGAGCGTTTCTTTGGCGTAAGCGTCATGATCCGTTCCGGCACGGGGACGAGACTTCCGGCTCTACCACGACGAAAACGCTGTACTGATTTCATGCGGCCGAAGTCACTGACTTCGTACATACCTTCGTACCCTCTAACCGGAGCCCATCGTTCAGTCAGCAATTCCATGCTTTCCTCGCTTTTCGCAGTCGGCTGTTTGGGTCTTTGGCGGCTTCAGGGAACATTTTAGCCTGCCCAGCGGAACGTGCACAAAACGACTTTCGGCGGGCCGCATCTTTCTCCGTCTTGGGGTTCGGGGCCGGTGGCTTCAGGTTCATGCCCTGCGCCTTAGCCGAAGCCCTGCCTTTGGCGTTCAAACCCCCTTTGGGGTTCTTGCCTTCAGCGCGCTGCCATGCCGGAGATTTAGCCATACAAATTACACCAAAGTCAAGAGTCTATCCAGCGTGAGTTGTGTTTGCTCTTTATCAGCACTAAGCTCGTTTACCCGCGACACATCGCCTTGATGTGTCGCAGTTTCAATAAGCCGGTTGAGAAACTCAACCCGCGACCTGAACATTACAATCAACTGTTCGACTGTCATATCAGTGCTGCCCGTGACATTAGCGTGCCGCCTGACTGCAGAACGTACACAAACGTGTACCCACCGGAAGTGATGGCCTCTACAATGTTACCAATCGTTACCGTCCCAGACAAGAACGTGGTTGTCCCACGACCCACAATTTCTCGCGTTTCCAGATCTAACTCAAGCACGCGAACAACCGACGTAGTGGCCGTTCTGGTAAGCAAGATTTTGTTGCCGCCGCCGTAGGTGTAGCTGCTTCCAGTCGTAAACAGTTCGTTCTGTGGGTGAAAGTGAATGCCGTAATCCCAGCGCCCGGTCTGGATATTGAACAGGTCAATACCGTTTGTACCGCCGCCACGGACTGAAACGATGTACTTACCGCGATCCACTGTTGCATCGAACGGATACAGCAGTTCAATACCGGCTCCACGCGCCGGTATACCGTATATGGCGTAGACTGAAGTTGCGTCACCCGCCGTGATCGTGCCTGTTGTCAGCGCCGTCGCTGTGTTAGACGCAACCGTAGACTCCTGACCTGCGCCCGTTCCAGCGATGATACGAACACGCTTACCCGCCCACTGATTTACCGCCCAGTTCTTGCTGGTGGCCTCGGTGATCGACGTTGTGGTCGATGCACTCGCTAGCCCCCATGTGTCCGCGATCTCGTACTTCGTGGTGGCATCCGGCGTGAAGGTCTGCGTGGCGTAGGTCAGCGTGGTGGCGGTGTTGCTGATGATCGAGATGCGACCCGAGCCATAGCCCGTGCCTGTCTCGATCTTGAACAGGTAGCCTGCCCATTGATTCGGCACCCAAGACTTCGTGCTGTCCACCAAAGTCGTCGTGCTGCCGCCTGTGGCCCATCCGTAGGCTTCCTGCCCGCTGATGGCCCGCTGGTCGTCTACCCCAAACGCCTTGGCGTCGTGGATGACGTACTTGCTGGTGCCGTTCACTGCTGCAGTGATGGTGGCAACAGTCAGCGTCGTGGCCGTGTTCGCCGTAATCCAGCGGTATTGGGTCGTAGGTGCGCGACCCGCTACGCTCAGTGCAACCACTCGGCCAACGTGCTCGTTCGTCGTCCAGTTCTTCGTGGGGTCTACGATGGCGGTGGTGGACTGCGAGTTGCTCGCGGCCATGTTGGCGGTTGCCGTCACGGCCACGCAGAACGTGGTGGTGGACGGAGCACCCAGCACTGTGTGCGCGGCGTTCCACGCAGCTTCCGAGCAGCCGGCAAAAGTTACGCTATCTCCAGTCCGGAAAAAGTGCGCGGATGCCGTAGTGATCGTTGCGGTCGCACCAACAGACGTAATCTCAATCGTACATCCAGTACCAGTACCACCCGTTGTCACACGGCCAGTGCCAACCGTAAAGCCAGTCGCAGTGCCGCTGTTAACAAGCTCAATACCCGTCACTACGCCACCGAGGGCAATGCTGGTCACGATGACCTGAGCACCCGTGCCACCCACCGAGCAGGTCAGAACGTCGCCAATGACGTAGTTGGTTCCGCCTGCCGTCGGAGCAGAGGCTACTCCTGTAACGCCTGCAGCAATGCGAACGCCTGTTGAAACGCCCACAGGCATCCAGACGTTACCCAAAGACGCAGAGATGTTTGTCGTCACCCCGTCGTCAAACGCCTGCCCCTGCATCCAATAATCGTTTTCGGGGCTGTAGGCATACATGGCCGAAGCCGCGCCCCCAACCATGTACAAACGATCCCAGTCGGGCCAAATTTCAAAAGTTGACGTAGCATCTGGCGTAGTTGCCCACTGACGAGCAAGCCAGAACGTCGTGGCGTTATTCCCCACAATACGTCTGTTTTGGCCAACCCCAGTACCGCCAACAATCAACAATCGGCAGTTAGCCCAGCGGTCATTGGCAAGCGTCAGAGAGGAAGCAGTAACAGTACGAGAGGTTGCAGACGTTACCGCAGTGGAAGCCAGCAAAGGCGTACTAACTTTGGCAAGACGTTCAATTGATATGTCCGTGCCAAGTGCCGCAAGAAGCAGGCCCTGAGGGCAAGTTTTGCTATACCAGTAGTCTGCAAGAATGTCGTAATACTGCAGCGTAAAGAACGGCGCAGCGGCGGCGGACGACACCAGATAGATGCCGCCTGACAGCGTGGTGAAGTACGAAGTTGCGTCTGGCGTTACGGTCCAGTTTGAGTTCAGCGAAAAGTTCGCTGAAAGGATGCGGTACATCGACTGAGAACCCGCAGTCGCCACGGGGACGGCATAAGGGCTTGCCGCCACTACGTCCGTGTTGTTCCACGGGTCGTGCGGCATCAGGTTTACGTCGCTGATGGTGAGCGCGGTGGCGTCGTTGTACAGCACCTTGCGGTATAGGGTCACGCCCGTGCCAAAAGTGATGGCGACGGTGTACCCGGCCCATTGATTGACGCGCCACTTCTTTGTTGAGTCGGTCAGCACAAGACCCGTGGCCGCAGTCACAACGCCAAAATCATGCGTTGTTTCGCTGGTATATGTGATCGTGCGCTCTTGCCCTGCTCCAGTGCCGTACTCGATCCGAATTGTCTGCCCTGTCAGTTCACTCTGGCGCAGGTTAGGCAACGTAACAGAGGACGCCGTAGCAGAAATAACGCGCCCATGATACCCGCGCCGCTTGGTGTGCCGCATCGACAAAAGCGTAACAGGGGCAACGCCGGGGTTAGCGAGTTGCTGCCATGTGTCTTGCTCGGTGTCGTAGCGGTAAAACGTCAAACCGCTAAGGTAGTAGATGAACCTGTCAGTACCGTCTTCCGCAGTTGAAAAAGCAGCCGTAGCGCCTGATGCAACAGGAGCTTGGTTGCAAAGCTCAAAAAACGGAAGGTCCAATACTGGAACAATCGTGCTGGGCATTTTACAACCTTAGTCTGATTCCGGAATTGTACGCCTGCCGCGATATGGCTTTGGCGGTATCAAAACCCCAGACGTTTGCGATGTTGGTCAACGTGGATGCAGCTACGTTGCTTACCGTGCTAACAGTAGTAACGGTGGTGACTGTGGTGACTGCGGTGACTGTGCCAACCGTAGTGACAGTGCCGCTATTGACGTCAATAGAGAGTCGATTAGAGCCCCCGCCTGTAATCTGCTGCAACGGTTTGAGCAGCGCCGCGATCCGTTTCAGCACCGTAAGTGCTTGCGACTCAACAGGAACAGGATTGGAGCCGGTGTTGTCTATCTGAACTGGCGATGCGGTAACCGCCCCCGACGGGGTGTACAGCGTCCAAGCCGGGATAGCATAGGCACTCGGTGTACCAGAGCCTGTATCCCGATAAACAAACAACTGGCCTGTGGAATCCACAAACACAGTATCGGAAAGGCTTCCACCGCCGCCACCACCCCCACCCGTAGTAGGCAGAGGATTGCTGGAAGTGATCGGGGCACCAGTCTCGTCAAGAAGCTCGGTGCGGAAATCTACAATTCCCGTCATGCCTCAAGCTCCTGCAAATGCCGCTTATGCTTGGCAATCAGTGCAGCCTTGATGGCTTCGTGCTCGGCCTTCAGCTTCTCAACTTCAGCACGAAGCACATCTGTCGCCTTGATGCGGTCATCAAGAGTTTTCTGAAGCGCCGTGGCTTCCGCCAACGCATCCGCCGCCTTTCGCTCCGTTTCCGCTGCAGCGGTCATCTTGTCCGCAGCTTGTTTCTCAACCTTCTTGGCGGCAGCGGTGGTCTTTGCTCCCTGCTCCTTGGCTGCATCCACGATACTTTGCGCGTCGGCCTTGGCGGCTGCTACGAGTTGTGCCGCGTCTGCACGCGCTTTATCGAGTTCTGCCGCAGCCTCGGCCCTGTCTTGATCGATTTGCTGCCGGATGGCAAGAATTTCGTTAGCCGGAGCTACCAACGCAAGGAACTTTTTATGCTCTGCCGTAGCCTCCAGCAATGTACGCACTTTCTCCGCGTACATGTCAGGATTAGCAACTACCGCCAACAGGTTAAAAACCTGATTAGCGTCTCCACTGCCAGTCGTACCATCGATGTTAGTGGCGATCATGCTCTACCTCCACCGCCCGCTTGTATGATGGTCAACCGCGTAGTGCCCGTGCCGGAGTTCACCAAAAGACGGATGCCGGTCACAGGGTACGCAATGTTTGAGTCTTTGGCAGCCGTTTGGCTTGTCAGCGAGGGATGATCCACCCAATTTGCGGTGGATGGATCAAACTCGGAAGCAAACACATTGTCAAACGTATATTGGACCGTGTAGTTGACCGTACCCGATATCGTAACGCCCAGCGTTACGTTGAAAGGGGAGATGTAGTGGTCTGGCGGAAAAACCGCCGAACTACCCGTCCCCGTGATGGTGTAGACAACCGGCCTCATGGTACGTCAGCCCTTACGCGCTAACCGGGTTGCGCGATCCATCCGGGGCCCGTTGGACGTACACGACCGTGACGATGGCCCGCCCCGCCGTAGCCGACGCGACCGTGATGGCGTTGCGCACATAGACCGGCGTATCGGCCGAAGTGGAGGTCTGCCACGCAAGCTGCGTAGCCGCAGTCGCCGTCCCGACGAACCGCCCGCCAGCACCCGTAGAGACGCCGGCCATAAGCTCAGCGCCGCCCGAGGTCGAGCCGACCGAGATGGTCATGGTCGCGCCGCCGGCCACCGCAAC